TTAAATATTTAGAAAATATAGGTAAGTACATAGCAGAAAAACAACCTGAAGTTATAATATGTATAGGTGATTTTGCTGATATGCCTAGCTTATCAAGCTATGATGTAGGTAAAAAAGCTTTTGAAGGTAGAACATATAAGGCTGACATACGTGCTGCGCACAAAGGTATGGAAGCTTTGTTAGGTCCTATTCGTAAGCTACAAGATAGACAAGCTAAGTTACGAAAGAAACAATATAAACCTCGTATGATACTAACATTAGGTAATCATGAAGACCGTATTGACAGAGCAGTTAATAATGATCGTAAGTTAGAAGAACTAATTAGTATAAAGGATTTAAACTATGAACAATATGGTTGGGAAGTTTATGATTTTCTTGACGTGGTTGTGGTTGATGGTATTGCTTACTCTCACTATTTTGCTAGTGGTGTCATGGGCAGACCAGTTACATCAGCTTCTGCTTTACTCAATAGAAAACATATGTCATGTTTCGCAGGACATCTACAAGGTAGACAGATTGCCTATGCAAGAAGAGCTGATGGTAGAGAAATCACAGCTATCATAGCAGGTAGTTGTTATGAACACAATGAAGATTACTTAAATCACCAAGGTAATCAACACTGGAGAGGCTTCTATGTATTACATGAAGTAAAAGATGGAGCGTTTGATGAGATGGCAGTCTCATTAAATTATGTAAATAGTAAATATGGGGTTGACAAACGTGCGAAAAGATGATATACTAATACAACAAGCTAGTAAAAAACAAGTTAATGGTTCTCACTACAAAGACTTTGTAATACAACCAGTAGAGTTTATTCATGCTAACAACATAGGATACTTAGAAGGTAATGTAATTAAGTATGTATGTAGATGGAAGAACAAAAACGGATTAGAAGATTTAGATAAAGCAATACATTATCTAGAATTATTAAAGGAATTATATCATGACTCAATTTGAACAACCTAAATTTAATTCTAAATCTAATACTAAAAAGTATGAAGATAACTATGATAGGATCTTTAAAAAGAAAACGAAAGATACTAAAAAGGTGGAGAAGAAATAATGGCATTAACGTTTTCAGAGCTTATAGAAGAGCTTTATAATGTTGACGAGATAACTCTGTTAGAAGTATTAGGCATTACATCAGAGGAACTAGTTAATAAATTTATAGATAAGGTCGAGGAGCATCAAGAAGATCTCCGAGAATTAATAGAAGATACTAAAGAAGGGTTTGATTTTTATGACTACGACGATAAGGAATGAGTTACCTACACTATACCAACAAGTAATACATTCATCAAGATACGCAAGATATATACCAGAAAAAAATAGAAGAGAAACATGGGAAGAAACAGTTGACAGACTAGTAACTTACCTAAAAACTAAAACACCTACACTAGAAAAAGACATTGAAGAACTGCGTGAAGCAGTACTTAAACTAGAAGTAATGCCTTCAATGAGGCTATTAATGACAGCTGGTGAGGCATGTGAACGAGACAATATAGCAGCATATAACTGTAGTTATCTAGCTGTAAATAATAAACGTGCTTTTAGTGAAGCACTATATATCTTAATGAATGGTACAGGTGTAGGATTTTCTTGTGAACGACAAGATATTAATAAACTACCTAGTGTACCTGATGAAATTATTTTATGTGATGATGTCATAGTCGTAGAAGACAGCAAGTTAGGATGGGCTAAAGCCTTTAAGAAACTCATCTCTCATTTATATGAAGGTGATATACCTAACTTTGATTTTTCTAAGGTAAGACCTGCAGGCTCTAGACTCAAGACCTTTGGAGGAAGAGCAAGTGGACCTGACCCATTGAAAAAACTATTTGATTTTGTAATAGAAACTTTCAAGCAGGCAGAAGGACGTAAGCTATCTTCGATCGAAGTGCATGACATCATGTGTATGATAGGACAGATCGTTGTAGTAGGTGGAGTACGACGATCTGCTCTTATCTCTTTATCTAACTTAACTGATCGCAGAATGCGAGAAGCTAAAATGGGAGCATGGTATAATGACAATCCGCACAGAGGTCTTGCAAATAACTCCGTTGCCTACACAGAAACACCTGACAGTGAGACTTTCATGGAAGAATGGTTATCTCTGGTCAAGTCTAAATCAGGTGAGCGAGGAATCTTTAATAGAGTTGCTGCACAAAATCAAGCCGCTAAGTGGGGACGAAGAGATCCAAATCTTAGCTACGGAACGAACCCTTGTTCAGAGATTATCCTACGTGATAAACAATTCTGTAACCTTACAGAAGTTGTTGTCAGGGCAGGAGATACAGAAGAGTCATTAAAACGTAAGATTAAACTAGCTACCTTACTAGGTACAATACAATCTACAATGACAGATTTTAAATTCTTATCTGCTGAATGGACACAGAATACAGAAGAAGAAAGATTACTTGGTGTATCCTTAACAGGTATTATGGATGCTAAGATAACTGCTAATCCTGATCCTAAACTGTTAGAAAGACTAAGAGATGAGGCTAGAAAAACAAATGAAAAGTATGCTGAGATACTTAATATACCTGTATCAGCAAGTATTACTTGCGTTAAACCTAGTGGTACAGTATCTCAGTTGGTTGACTCTGCTAGTGGCATTCATGCTCGTCACAATGCTCAGTATATACGGACTATTCGTATGGATAAAAAAGATCCTATTACTGATTTTCTTATAGAAGCAGGAGTCAAACATGAAGATTGTCAGATGAATCCAAGGTCTACATCTATATTTAGTTTTCCTATTAGAGCACCTAAAGGTGCGATAACAAGAAATGATAAGTCAGCTATAGAACAATTAGAACTATGGTTAACATATCAAAGACATTGGTGTGAACACAAACCTTCAGTAACTATATCAGTAAAAGATAAAGAGTGGGTTGAAGTAGGTTCATGGGTATGGAAACATTTTGATGAGATCAGTGGAGTATCTTTCTTACCTCATTCAGATCATACATATCCTCAAGCACCTTATCAAGATGCCTCAGTTGATCAAGTAACTGAGTTAGAAAAAGTGACTCCTACAGTGTTGGATTGGAGTTTGTTTATAGAACAAGATGACAACACAACAGGTGCACAAGAACTTGCGTGTTCATCAGGAAGCTGTGAAATTATATGATAGCTACATTACAACCTATATGTGGAGTTCAAATAGGTATAGAGTTTACAGAAGCAGAAGTAAATGATCAAACAATTAGTTACTGTCTAATTGATTTATTAATATTAAGAATACAAATAGCATGGTTTAAAGAATGAAAGTGTGTGTTGTAGGCAGCAGAAGCCTTGATTCTGCAGATAAAGTATTACCTATCATTGACAAGTTTATTAAAGAGCTCCCTTCCTCTTCTGTAACTTTCTTGATAGGTAGTGCTAAAGGTGTTGATCCTCTATCAAAACATTATGCCCAATCCCATGGGCATGATGTGGTAGAGTTTTTACCCTACCATTTACTAGATAGCTCATCTGAGTTTGATAGTAAATACTTTTTTATACGTACTAAACAGATGATTGACAATGCTGATAGAGTTCTAGCAATCTGGGATACTAAAAGCAAAGGCACTCACTATGCAATTAAATATACCCAGAAGCTAGAAAAACCTATTATGATTATTAAAGTACCTAAATGACTAAAATCTATACAAAATCAGGAGACAGTGGAGAGACAGGACTAGTCACTGGAGAACGTATTAGTAAATCTTCTATTAGAATTGACAGCATAGGCAGTATAGATGAGCTTAATTCTTTTATAGGACTATCTTTAACAGAAGAAATACCTAAAATTATACGTGATGTATTACATGTAATACAACATAACTTATTTGATATAGGTAGTGAACTAGCTAGTCCAGGACACAATACAATAAAAGAAGAGAAAGTTAAATACTTAGAAAGATCTATTGATGATCTAACTAGTAGACTTGCTATACTACGAGAGTTTATATTACCTGGCGGCTGCAAAGCCGCAGCTCAAATACATGTAGCTAGAGCTATGTGTCGTAAAGCAGAGCGTACTTGTATAGCCTTGGGTAATGTAAACCCTACAACTTTACGTTATCTAAATAGATTATCTGATTTATTATTTACTATAGCACGTTATCTTAATGCTGCAGTAGGTGTTGATCATGTGTATTGGAAGAAAGATGCTTCTTGAATATGTACTAGTTATTATGTTTGATGTTAGTAGAGAGATTACACCCCCACAATACGTGGGACATTTTTTTAATTGTGAGTCTGCGTTTCAATATGCTGCTCGTCACTATCCAAAGAATGATTGGTCGTGTCTTCACGAAAACCATATTTATCTTCCCAAAGATCTAGTAGAGAGATACTACTACCCAGACTCCACAGATTAATCGGATACATTATTCACCAGCTAATGCTTTAGAAGTTGCTTCCATTCTAGATTTAATACCAGAACGATTTCTTTTTTCAGCATTACGATATTCATCATTATCAAGAAACTCTTTTGCAGCTTCTTTAAATTTACCTTGATTAATCAATTCTATTGTTTTAGGACTACCTGATAATGAACCTCTATACCAAGAAGATACAATATTCTTTCTTAAGTTTTCACTAAGATTATTAAATTTAGGTATAGCTTTCATAATAGCTGGCATACGTTTTTGAATATCTTTATCTAATAAAACATCTGCTTCTTCTCTTGTAATAGTTTGACCTGGTTTAACATCTTCTCCATAATGACCATATCCTATTGTAAGTTCTTTTTCATCTTCAGTAGCTTTTTTAGCTTCAGGAAAAAAGTCACCTTCCCAGCTAAGTATATAGTTTTTATAAACATCATCAGAAGCTCCTGCTTCTACATCTTTACCTTTAGAGTTAAGTTTTTTAATACCTAAATAATCTCTAGCTTCATCTAAAATTTTTAATTGCTCTTCAGTATAAGCATCTTTAATTTCATCTTCAGAGAATTGATCAAAGGTATACCCTCTAAACATACCAGGTTTACCTGATCTTTCTGCCCACTGTTCAAAAGGTCTATCTTCGCCATAGTTTTTCTTTTCATATTCATACTTTACTTTTAACTGCTTATCAGTAAGAGTAGATGTATATCTATCATATATATCTTTTAGTTTAGGATCTGAATAAATAGCTTCATGAGATACATAATCACCTAGTATATCTATAGGACGTGTATCAGGATTACGTACTTCAATACCCATACGATCTATACCAATACCTTTAGGACGTTTAACACTACCATCAGGAGGACCTTCATCACCTGGTTCCCAAAACTCTAAGTATCCTGCTTTTTTATCATCAGTAAGATTTTCTACATAATCAAAGTCTTTATCTTGTAAATAAGGATATTGTCTTTTAGCTTCATTAAGACGTTCATACTCTTTAGGTTTAACAGTTATAGTATTTAATTTAATACCCGCTACTACATCAGGTTGATCATACCATTTATCACTAAGCTCTGACTGAATAGCCGGATCTAATGTCCAATCATTTTCCAATTTTATCTACTCCTGCTTGTTTAGTACCTATTTGTCCATTAGGTAACATGAATCTAGTACCAGGTTTTAAAGCTTTCCATTCTTGTTGAGAGTTTACTTGTACTATTTCAGATCCTTTACCTGTTATAGAAGGGAACTCTTCATTAAGAATTTTTTCTGCTACAGTAGAAGGTTCTACATTATTCATCTTAGCTACAACAGTTATAAAATTATTGATACGTTCTAAATCATTAGCAAATGTTTGAGCTAACATAGAATTATCTGTCATTTTAGATACTAACATACCATCTTTAGTCATACCTACTTTATTAGGAATCTCATCATAAGTATTTAACATATAATAATTAATACCTGATTTATAAAACTCTAAGTTTTTATTTAAAGATTCTTTATAATCAGAAGGACCATCTAGTAATATGTTAGATACTGGAGACATAGCTAATTGTTCTAGTTCTGTATCTAATTTACTAAAACGAACTTCACTTTTCTTAGAAGAAATCCAATCTTGTTCTTGTTTAAGTACATTATAAACTACAGGATCTATACCAGCAGCTTTAGCTTCTTCTTTAATTTGTTGTATATTACTTTTAATATAGTTAGTATACTTTTCTCCTACTTCATTATCAAAGATAGCATCTCTATCTTTTTTACTAATATCATTTTGTAAGAGTCCAGGTAATTGTTCTAATATCTTATCTGCTTTTTCTAGTAAACTTTTAGCTAACTCAGGATCAGCATTTTTTAATTGTTCTTTAATAAGAGTAAGAGCTTGTACTTCTTTAAATACAGCGTCTCTTATTTTTTCATTTTTACCAAAGTCTGATTCATAGTATTCTAAATCTATTTCTGCTTTAGCTCTTGATGTTGTATTTTGTAAAGCTTTAGTAATACTTTCTTGAGTAAATTCATTTTCAAATTCTTTACTAAGGAACTCAAACTCTGCTTTAACATTAGCAAATAAATTTTTAACTTCTGGATTATCAGATTCAATAGCACTAAGATCTCCATAGAATGCTAAGAAACGTCTATTAGCATTTTGCATAGCACGTTTAAACTTATCTCTTTTTGTTTGATCATTAAGTTTAGGATCTCTATTAATAGCTTCAAGTTCCCTAGTTAAAGAAGTTATAATAACATCTTTCTCTTCTCTAAATGTACCTTTACGAACCATCTCAGCTACTTTATCTCTAGCTATTTGTTTACGTTCACCTTCATTAAGTTTTTGATCTTGTTCATAGATTTTAATTTGTTCTTCTTTTAATTGATACTCAAAAAATCTAACTTGTTTTTCTTCTTCTGGCATATCAGTTATATCTATGCCTGCTTTCTCCATTAAAATTTTATCTCGATTTTGTTTTTCTTTAGCTATACGTTCCATCTCAGCTTTATATAGTTCTTCATCTAATGCTAATCTATTAGCTACACCAGTACGTTCAAACACATCCTTCATTTTAGAAGTAATAACATCAGCTTTAGAAGGATTCATATTTATTTGTTGTTGAGCAATAGTTTCCATTCTTGTTTTAAATTCATAAGGATTAACAACACCTGCCATATATGTATTAACAAGACGTTGATTACCTGCATCTACTCCTTGTTCAAATTGACCAGTAGATTGTTGATAATATTGATCAGCTAATTCCATAGCAGCGGCTTCAGCTTCATCTCCTACTCTAATAGTATTATATTTATCTCCAATATCAATACCAGTTTCTACTAACTCTGCTATACTTCCTATAGAATTAGGATCATAGTAAGCAGCTTCAGGAGTAACAACTCCTTGAGTAGGTCTTATACCGTAGTATTGTGATTCTGTTTTAGATGTGTCAAACTCTGCCATGTTATTAGTCTCCTGGTTTTACTTCAATAGCTGGTGCTATTTTTTCTTTTAGTTTTTCTTTAAATTTATAAATCTTTTCTGTTGCTCCTATATCACCTTTAGATCTATTCTTAATACTTTGTAATACATATTCATAATCTGGGTGAGCATTAGGATTTTCTTGTATTCTTCTTAATATTAATTCAATAGCTGCTTGATCATCTGGATTCATATTATCTTTTTCAACTTGTAATAAATCTACAAGCTCTTGCATAATATTAGATTTAATAGATCTAGACAATTGATTATTTCTAGTATCTATTTGAGACCAGAATAAATCCATATCACTATTTTTTAAGTTATGAGTATTTTTTAAATGCCAGGCAACAGCTCCTATAGCTTCTTTAATCTCCATTGCTGTCATTTTTTGAGTACCCATACCTAATCTAAGAGCATCAAAAGTTTCATCAGCTAGCTCTTTAATTAATTGTTTATTACCTCTGAATCTACGTAGTGTTTTAAATTGTGAAGTTACTTCTTCAGGTTGTGAGTTTAATAAACCTGTTAGTATTCTATCTACATTTGAAACAGCAGCTCCTGTAGCTTGACCTTGTAATGTATGACGTGTATGATTTAAAGTATCATATAAGAATAAGTTTAACATAGTCTTACCAAAACCTGTAAACTTAGCAAAGACTTCTAAACCTGCCATAATTTGGTCATCAGTTTTCTTTTCTAAACCTAATGAAGATATTAATAAATCTACGTTAGCATAAGATTTTCTAAGATGTTGTAAAGCTACGTTATTAATATCATTTGGATCACCTACTCCACCAAAAGCTGCAATTAATTTTATAAAATCTGTATAAAATAAACCAACATCTTCTGAATCTCCTAATGGATTTAAGTATTTAGATGGTCTTGTTGTAGTATAAATTTGTTGTTTATTACCATCTTCATCTAATACAAACTCTCCTGTTTTAGGATCTGTTTTATAAGTAGGGAATAAAGCATCTAACATGCTAATTAAAGCCATATCATAGATTATTCCTTTATCTAACATATCAGCCGCATCTTCACCTACTAATTCTGATACTAAATATAATATAATTGAAGCAGGTATACCATACATACCTAATCCTGATACACCAAAAGAAGCAGTATTAAATGCTAGTAGATGTAAGTTTTGTTTTCTAGTTAATGGAGTAGCATCAGGTATTAATAATTGTTCTGCTAACCTTACCATAAATGTTTGAAGTTGTGATATATACTTCATAACACCTACACGTTGGAATGTATTAGATGCCATTCTATCCATAGATTGTGTCATCTGTCTTGTATATTGAGCTATAGTATCCATAGCTTTTTCATTTTTATGCCAAGACTTACCTGGGTTTTCAGCTTCCCATATTTCTATAGCTGCTTCAGCTGCAATAACTCTATGAATATGCTCACCAGTTTGTACAGAAGCTTTAGAGAAAAAGTCAGAAACTCCTGTTAATCCTCTAGATAAAGCCCCTGCATCTAAAGTTGCTGTTTTATTATTAAATAACCCTTTAGCTAAAGTATGTTCTGCTAAGTTAAATACACCTCTGTTATATAAAGATTCATATAGATAAGCAGACTGTTCAAAAGTACGTTTAAATCCTTTAGTATTTTTAAATACAGGATCTTTAGACCAATTAGATACCATAGCTTCGTATGCTTTTTGTCTATAAGGATCTCTATATTTAGCAGTATCTAGTCCTACTACTTTAGTAGCTTTATTAATTAAACTAGAATCTATAGTAGCATAAGCTAAAGTAGACATAGCGTTATATAATCTTAAAGTAATTGTACTAGGTTTAAAACCACCTGCTACAGTTAAATAACCAAGCCCCATAATAGGCTGTTGTACCCAGTGTTTCCAAAAAGCTGAATATATAACAAGAGAAGTAGTAACAAAGTTTCTTGCAGTATCTCCTATCATACCTGGACGTTTTTGTAAAGCATTACCTGCTTTTTCAAGAGGAGTTACTTTAGTAGATTGTCCTATATTTTCTAGTAATTGTGCTACATTAACCATAATCTTAGCCATAGCCTCATCTGGGAAACCATTTACTAATTGTGTTAATGCTTCCCACTCTCTAATTGCTTGAATAGCAGCTAGTCTATTCTCTTTTGAATTAGTAGTAGGATTAATTTGTTCTTTAGTTAAAGGGAATGCATCATGTTCAGCAATTTCTAAATCAATTGGATCTCTTTCTGCAAATCTAGAAGCAGCTTTTTGACTTCTAGTTAATAACTCAGGATTATTTTCTATAGATACACGAGGATCATTCTTCCATTTCTGTACCCAACCTACTTTTTGTTGTTCAAGTACTTGTTGATAGAAACTTCTAGTACCTACAAGTCTAGATGTTTCAATCATAGACTCTAATGGATCTTTATACAAAGCTGTCCATAGGTGATCACCACGTCTTGATGAAGTTTTTAATGCAGCCTCTTGTAATTTAGTAAACTCGTTAAGATCTGAGAAAGAAAACTCATCTCCTTTTTCTACTTTATAGATAAATGCATCTTTTTCTACCATAGTTTCCATATTGAAAACTTCTTTATCTTTATAAAGTTCTGCAGATCTCATATCATTAAATGCACCTACAGTTTCTCTAAAGTTTTTATGTTCTTTTACAATTACATCGTCAGCTTCTCTAGATAAATCTCTAACAACTCCATTTAATTTAGAGTATTTAGGATATCTTCTAAGAAACACAGTACCATCTACTATATTAGGCATATAGTGAGGTCTAAATGGTATAATATATGAAGGTACATTACCTAGTTTAGTATCTAAACCTATAGCTATGTAATCATATTTAGCTGTAACAGGTACTTCTTTTGTTTTTTGTAGTACTGGATCAAGAACTTCAATAAATTTATTATCACTATACTGTGTACCTAGACGTAAAATCTGTTTATAAGGTACACCTGCAGGATCTACAATATAATGTTTACCATTATCAAATCTATAAAGAGAAGGACTAAAATCTACAGGAGTTTTAGTAGCTAAATCTAGTACCTGAGTAAAGCTAGTAGGATCTAAACGTAAAGATTCTTCAGGAGATTTAACCATATAGTTAATAGGAGTGCCTGTAGTAGGATCAGGAATAGTAACATGGTAATTATACCCTGCTTTAAGCATCCTATTAATTTCATATACGTTATTATTTTGCCATTTAAAATAGTTAATGTCTTCTAATAAATTATTAGCATAGAATAAATCATTTAATAAGGCAGGTCGTGGAGTATAACCTAATATATTAACAAGATCTTTTTTAGTTAATTTACTATACATAGTAAAGTTAGGTTTAACTACATTATAATGGTAGTATCTAGCTTTTCGTTCTAAGATATGACGGAGATCTCTATTAAAATCTCCTCTAAGTCTAGTAGAAAGTTCAGTTAGTTCTTTAAGTTCCCTATCTAAAATGTTTAAACCTTTTAAACCTGCTATATCTTTAGTAGTTTGGAACTCTTTTGATAGTGCTCCATAATTAAAGAACATATTATACAAATCTTTAGAGCTTGTATATAAAGGTCTAGTTAAAGAAGCTAAACCTTTCCATTCTAAATAACTAGTATTACCAAAACCAGTAGACCTATCTCTAATAACTTCAGTAAAATCACCTTTACGTTGCCATTTAATATTATAAAGTCCTGTAGCTTCTGGATTTATTTCTATATCTTTAGCAAAATCATCAATAGATCTAGATAAATCTGATATAATATTACCTTCAAGATCATAAGCCTCAATAGTAAGGTCATCTAAAGTAGTTAATTCTCTACCTTCTTTAGCTTTAGCTAATGTATTTTCTATAATTCTAGCATAAATAAGAGCTTCTCTTGGATTTGTATAGAACTCTCCATTCGCTTTTCTAAAAGAAGTAGATGTATAAAGATTAACACCATCTCCTCTAACAACTAAATCAGAGTTAATCATTCTAATAGAAGGATCATGTAGAATTCCTCCTATATCTTGAATAGTATAAGTACTATACTGAAGTCTTTCTGGTACATCTAAAAAAACACTATCAATATTATTCTGTTGTCTATAAAAATTTAAACGATCATTAGTTAGTTTTAAATTAATAGCATCTGTAGCATCGTATAAACTAGCTCTAGCTTGTTCTACATCAAAAATTCTAGGACCATAATAGTTCATTAAGAATTGTTCAGGAGTTATTTTAAGAGCTTCCCAAGTTTTACCTGATACATCTTCTATAAGCATATTAGCTAAGTCATGTGTAAATCTAGGATTAGTTTCGGCAGCTTCTACAAATGGAGAATTCTTTTTAGGTTTATAAGGATTATATCTATTAGCAGTAGGTTTATAAGGTATACCTAGATCTGCTTCTTCACTAACAGTCTTAGCTCTTTGAAAACGTTGTTCTTCTGCAGCTGTTTTTGCTGATTTAATTTCAGCTTCTTTTACAGTTTCTTTAATAGTTTTAGTAACTTTTTCACCTGCATACTGATAACCTTTTTTAACTGCATTTTTATAAAAAGGAAACATAAATGCAATAAGTTCTGCAATAGTTTGACCTTTTGTAGGATCATCTGGAGTAGTAATTTTACCTATTCCATGAAATATATTTTGCATTACTTTACCAAAAGTAGCTACAGCACCTTTTTCTACATCTTCTGGTTGATAGTTTGGAAAATATTCAGTAGCTATTTCATTTAAATACTGAGCATACTCTTCAGTTTTTAAAAGTGTACCAACTTTTTGTCTAGCAGTTTCCCAATCTACACTAGGATAAACACGTTTAAGGAAATCTATATCAGCTTTTTTACCTAAAGAAGAAACTCCTTGATAAGCAGCAGTTGAACCAACTTCTAAAAATAATGGAAGAAGATTAAATATAAGTTGCCAGGCATTTGCAGCCTCTCTTATAGGAACTTTATTTATATTCTGTAAATTTTTTACAAAATAATTAATTTGTTTAGCAGTAGTAGGAGATATTTCAGGTAGTTTATTAGAAACTTTTTCAGTTTTAATAGCATCTACTACAGATTCTAATGCTTGTTCTGCTTTTAATTTATTTATTTTAAGATCTAATACTTGAATATCATCATCAGTAATATTAGGAAGATCTGCTAATCTAGAGTTAGTTAAAAAATTTAAATATTCATCTTTTAAATTAAAAGAATCTGTACCTAAAGTATAACTTTCTAGTATTTGTTTTTTAGATTCTAAATCTATAGATTGATCTGCAATAATTTCTTCAATTAATAATGCAGTTTGGCTATCTTTTTGTTTTCTATAAAAGTCTCTAACATTAATTACTATATCAGAATAACCTTCATTAGCCTTTCTTTCCATTTCAATAGCTTCATACATATCTACAGGATCTTCTGATTGAGATAATACAGTTGCATAAAAAGCATCATTATCTGTATCAGGTACTAAAGGAGCCTTAGGTTTATAAGGATTTAATATAGTACCTTCAGGTATATATGAGTCATTAACTTTGAAATTATTATCTAGCATATTTAAATATTACCCAAAGATTGATTTACCAAGGTCAAATATTTCAGGACCTTTGTCATATAGTTTGCCACCTAAAGAACTTACTTGAGTCCACTGAGTACCCATAGCACTAGCTCTATTAGCTTGTGAACCAAAATCTGCAGCTCTTTGACTTGCTTGAGAAATTGCTGTAGATCCTCCTGAAGCCATATTAAGAGCTCCTAAATTAGCAGTAGCTTGAGTTTGAATAGCACTAGTAGCTCCTGTAAAAGCAGAAGTTCCAACTAATCCTAAACCAGATTGTGCCATTTGACCTTCCATAGATCCTTGTTGAAAACGTTGTTGTCTAAGAATATCTAATCTTTGTCTACGTTCTTGAACAAGTCGTATTCTTTCTTGCATTTGATTTATTCTTTTTTGTTCATCAACTTGTTGTCGAGTAGCATCTGCTTGAGCTGCTGCATATTTACGTTGTTGTAAATAACCTGCTGTTTGTAAACCTAATCCAGCTACTTGTAAAGCAGAAGGACTAAAAGCTTTAGCTGCTCCTGCAAAAGCAGCTCCAACTTTCATACCAAGTGTTTGAGTTCCTTTCCAAAAAGCAGTACTACCAAATTTAGCTGCAGTTGTACTACCCATAGCACTTGATATTGCACCACCTCCATAGTAAACTGCTGCTGCTACTGCTGCTACTTTAGCTATTTTTTTAACAGCCTTTCCCATTCAAAATACTCCTTTAGTTAATACTTGTTTTATTCCATCTGTTGTTGTTACTTCTAATCCTGTTGGCATTACACCAAACATCATATTAAATTTAACTGCTTTAGGTGTTTCACATAATCCATAAATAGTATTAATACCTAAATGTTTTAGTGATGGAATGATAGCTTCATGCCACACCTTTAAATATCTTTTGTAAGTATTTATACTCCAATCTTTACAATCCATATGCATAACATATCCTTGTAAATCTTGATCATAATGTATACCTACAAAGCCATTACCTGGCTCTTCATATAACTTTATCATTAATGATTTTGTGTCATTGTTACTGGCATACCCCATCCTAGTATCTTCATATCTTTACCAGCTTCAGAAGATATTTTAAGACTTAATGTTTTACCAGAACCTCTTAATTTATTTTTAGTTACTATGACACCATCACCATAATTAAAAGGATCTGCAGATCCTGATGGTATATAGTTACGTAGTAATCTATATGCTTGGAATTGTGTACCCCATTTACCACTGTTAGCACTATCTGCCCAATTCCATTGTGCTTGTACAAGACATGAA